CTATAGATCAGCAGTTGCAGTTGATCTGTAACGAACTAAAGCGAAAGGATCAACAATAGATGTTGCTAATCGTTTTTCACCATAGAAAGTAATAGAACCTGGCAATGTTTGATCATAACGGCGTAATACCATGTTTAAACGATCAACAATAGTATGACCTCTAGTAAAGTCACCAAAATACATTGGATATAAACTATCTGTGCCTGCTGATGCTGAATATTTAGAAGGTGCATCTACATAGGTATTCACTACAACATCAAAACCTAATAAAGAACCTACAATACCATCATTGCGTGCTAAACCATCAACATAAATTGGTCTGCCTTGTGTATCTGTTAAACCACGAATTGCTGAAAGCATTACAGGGTTAATAACAAATTTAGCACTAGGTGTCCAATATGCTTGTGGTAATGCATAAACAAAATTAACAACATCTTCATAAGTTACATTGTTTGTTAATGCGTTTCCGTTTGTTGTTAATTGATCGTATGTTGCTAGATCATGTAAACCATCAGTTGATGCTGTGCCTGATGAGCCAAAATCTGAAGCTGATGTTGTGCCGCCTGTGTAAGAAGCATTAGCGCCAGGATATTGATTAAGACCGCGTAAGCCGTCAGAACCACCACCGCCAGTTGCAGAAGCCGCACCTTGATCGTTGTTTGTAATCATAGATTGAGCTTCGCGTTGGCTAAATTCAGCTAACATATCTGAAACTACATTAGATTCTAAACCATCGATGTCATCTAAAGCCGCAGTTCTAATTGGGAATTGAACATTTAAATCTTTTAAGTTTAATTGCCAAATTGAAGTTGCTTCAGTTGTAGCCGCAGTATTATTAACAATACCATAACCCCAACCAGCGCCAGCATTACCTGTTTTAGCTCTAAATTGATATGTAGAAGCGTCAGTAGCAACAGAACGAGATACACCGCGCATAGGATTTTCTAAACGCAATGCCGCAAATACTGGATCATAAGAAGTTCTGCCTCCGATACCTGCACCTGAACCTGTTAGAGTTGAAGCTTCTTTGAGGTATGCGTCATATTGACCAGCATCTTCAAAAAGTTTAATTTCTTTTTCTACGCGACCATTGCCTTTCATAAATTCAGCAAGTTGTCCTTTAACCATACGATTAACTTCTTGCGAAATTGATTTGTATGTTTTAATAATTGGAGCAGTATTGATTAAAGCAACTTTAGCTTCAAGCGCCGCTACTTTTTCATCAAAAGAAGCTACAGTTTCAGCAAGTTTAGCATCAACAGTAGCAGTTACTTCTTCTACCTTCGCTAAATTAGCCGCTTCAATAGCATCTAATTTTTCAATGATTTTTTCTGACATGATTTATCCTTTTAAACGATTGTTAAGATTTTTAAGGAGTTCTCTTTCCTCAAAAGCTTTGAGTAATTGATCTTCCTCATTTACCACCGCATCGGATTCACTCTGAATAGGTGTATTTTCAACTTTAACTTTAGGCTCATCCCGAGATTCTAAAATTTGTTTGAAAATTGAAGATGCGGTGGTCGCATCTTTTCTTGAAAGTTTTGCATCACGCAATGCTTTCTCGATAAGTTTTAAGTCTAAAGAGCCATCAGCTCTAAAGCACTCTAATTTCGAGATTTCAGCATCTAAATTATTTGGTTGCATAACAATTGATACTTCTCTTAATCCGCCTTTAGTAATTTGGAAATAAGCTTCATCCATATCATCATCGTCTGCTAAAACATTGCCTTCTTTATCTGTCATACAGTATTCGTCTGCATAAGCGCCTACAGAAACACCGCCAACAAGGTTAGGGCTTTCTTTCATAATGGTATATAAGTCTTTACCCATGCTAGTATTTACAAACATCTTGCCTTTTGCATGCATGCCTTCATCATCCATCATAAATTCATACCATTCACCAACTGGCATAGACATATCGTTATGTTGAAAATACATTGGCAAAGGTTTTTCTGATTTCATAAATTCATCCATCCAATTAGCAAAGCCTTCAGCTTTATAATTGAACTTACGACCATCAGCGCCTTCTCTTGGTCCAAAAGTTGTAACTGTTGCTTCAATCACACCGCTATAATCGGAAGCTTCATCGGCTTTAACACCTAATTCAACTTTTGATTCAAAAAAATACTTTTCAAAATTTAGTTTATTAATCATTGATTGGAACTCCCTTTTTTTTCATTCCGTTAGTTTCAATCGGCTTTGCTTTTCTTTTCAAAGCGGATTGAGTTAATTTGTCGAGTAGCTCTTTTAATGTCATTAGGCTTTACCTGCCTGACCTGTTTTGCCAACGCTATTAGTGTTGCCACCGCCACCTGTATCTTGAGGTGAAGTGCCGCTAATAGGTCTAGCTTGTTTTGATGTATCTTTTAATTCGTCTGCGCTTGGCATATTTTGTTTGCCTAGATATTCTCGCGCTTCATTAGGTGTGATTATACCATTATTCACACCTGCTACGGCATAATTCATTTGATCTAGCGGTGCGCCTTTTAAAAAGTTTTCAGTTTGGAATTCAATACAGAGGTTTGGGTAGCCATTTAGTAAAGATGACTTAAACTTTTGCTGAATATTAACAATCATTGGATACATTGTTGATTTATAAAATTCATCAAGCATAGTTTGAGTATTATTATATTTGCTATCACCAATACCTAGCATAGATGGCGGAACACCAAATAAACCACAGATACGCTTCATAGTTTGTTCTTTTAATGCGCGTGCATCAGCATCTTGAAGTGTTAGCATATTTAATGGCATATACTTCATGCCGTTATCTAACAACATACCTTGACCTGGTTTAGATAAATCGGTTGATTTAGAACCTGTTAAAGAAGTCCATGCTTCTTTTAATCTTGCCGCTATTTCTTTAAATTTAGCATCAGGAATAACTTGGTCTGTAACAAACATTCCGCTTGGTTTAGCACCATTTAGCATAATAAAATTGCTATATAAATCAATATCTTGATCTAGTGATACTAATTCAGTTGCTAGAATACCTTTATTAAAACCAGCGCTACCTTGCCAAGCCATTTCACTTGCATGAATAACTTGGAAATATTCTAATGGCTCATCCTTATTAAATCCGTAAGTGCTAGTCGATAGCCTATATGTAGGATACCTCGTAGGCGTAATTTGAGCGGTTATTAAGGTTGAATCTAAAAGATACATTTCCATTGGGGTTAGCGTAGAGTTTGTTTGCTCTTTACGCCATAAAGCAGTAAATGTTTCGCCCGAGAGGTCATACCACATTGACCATTGAAACCAAAACTCGAATGCAGATTGATAATTATTAGGATTGTTTAATAAATAATAAACTGCTTTTGCTTTAGCTTTATCTCTAGCTGACACATTAGGATCAGTAACCGCATCAACTAGCTTACCATTCTCATCATAAGCCATGATCTTAATAGGTAGTTGAGCTAATGCGCGAGCTTTAGCATTTACGCAAGCCATAACAGTTGAGTTGCGTGATAGCATAGACATATCGACTACGCGACCAGCCGCATTAACAGAGCTTGTTGTTACATATAATAATTGATTATTTGATTGATTTTTTTGACCTTGAACATTGCGTAGGATGTTATTTCCTAGCGCAGTTTGACCAAAAAGAGTATTGCTTTCGTTTGCGTTTTGATTTGGTTTTCTTTTGAATATATCTAATATAGCCATGTTTTTCCTTTATATACTTCTAAAACCAAATGAGGTAGAAGTCAATGGATGATCTAGTGAGCAATGCATCGCAATAATAAGCGCTATTATACCATCAACTTTTGCTGACTTATCTGCTTCGTTCTTACGAATCTTAATATTGCCATTGACATCGGTATAAACTTCGCAATTGCCTAGTTGCCAACCCACAAATGGATTGCCATTGTGTTTAATAGCGTTTTGCATAATGAGCTTTTCAACATGCTTGGATGGGTTATTTAAAACCGCCATGCCCTGTCCAACTTTCTTAACTGGAATGCTATTATCGTGTAGTCGAGCAACTAAAGAAGCCGCATTGTAAGCGTCATAACCTACTTCTTTAACATTATATAAACTAGCTTGTTGTTTTATATATTCTGAAATCTCGCGATCATCCATAACATTGCCTTCAGTAATATGCAATATTTTAGATTGAACGGCTTGATCAAATATACCACGATAATGACTTGGAATCAAGGATAACGCTTCTTCAGGTAAAAAGAATTTGAAATCAGCATAATAATCTTCGGAAGCATATCGTTTTAATATGCAAACTGCATTTAAGTCGCGCGTTGCCGCCAAGTCAAATCCAATAAACACTTCTTCGGGATCACCTTTATCTTCGCCTATAGACTTATCCCAATAGTCGCGATCAATCCATGCGGTGTTAGCGGATACATATACATTAAGAGTTTTACAAAGAAATTCATTTAGTGCGGCAGGTTTTGATTTAGCCTGTTCGCATCGTTCTTTAATTGCTTCTTGATAAACAGATATGCCATGCATTGGATTAGCTTTAGCCCAAGTGGTTTCATCTTTCCAATTATCTTGCGGATCAAGTCCGTATAGCAAGCCAAACCAATGAGGATTGTCAGGCGCATCGCCATTAAGTATTGTTTCAAAAGCAGTTAAATCTTCAAAAAACTTTGTGTCTTTAGTAAATGATGCGGTAGTAATATAAATCCTTAATGGATTCTTGCGCGCAACCATGCCTGAAAATATAACCTCTATACTATTGCGATCAGCAATTTGAGCCGCTTCGTCTATTATGGCGCAAGAAGCATTCTTTCCGTCACCTGATTTTTTATTGTCGCGAGATAAAGCTCTAAACATTGTTTGACTATCATTAGCTTTGCCAATCTCATATTTGCTTACTCGATACCATGATTTAATTTCATCGGGCATAGATTCAACCATTGAGCGAGCGGCATCAAAAACAATAGTGGCTTGTTCTCGATTGGTGGCAAGTGTAAAGACTTCAGCGCCAGCTTCATTGAATGCTAATTCATATAAACCTATAACTGCGGTGAGAGTTGATTTGCCAGCTTTGCGAGGAATAAAAACAATGACATCGGTGGTCATTCTTTTTTCATGGTCTTTTTTATGACGAAAGCCATAGATGCCACAAAGAAGTAAAACTTGGAAAGGTTCGAGAACTATTGGTTGTCCAGCGTCAGGACCTTTGGTGTGTTTAAGAACAGAAACAAAATCTAATACATGCTCAACATATTCAGGAAAGAACTCATATTCCCAATGCTTATCTTCCATAAAGTTTAGGAAGCGCTGACATGCTAATTTTATATTATTGCAAACTTCAATATTGCCCTTAACTACATCTTGAGCATATTGAACACCAATTAAATAACTCATCTCTTAACTTGTGGTCCTAACATTAATTTTCCTAAAGTAGAACTTGGCATAGATGATGGTTTTGCTAATCTTGATTTTGGTGTAAGTCCAAGCTCATTCATTAAAAGAATAATTTGCTTGAGAGCTTCTTTGCGAATAGAAACATAAGGCGATGGACCAATAGTCTTTCCGTCATTAAAGCTAGTCACTAAACCTTCAACGGCAATATGGCGATTGCAATCAACATAGGTGTCAATCTGATCTGTCAGCATAGTAAGAGTGTGGCGTTCTTGATCCGAACCTATGCCATAGACTTCAAAAAGATAATCAGCAGTTTCATCGTAAAATCTTTTTTTGCTCCATGCATCAGGGTTGTCCATCCACTCGGATTCGGGAATTCTTTTTTTTACTGATTCGGGAAGGAGCGTTCCCATTTTTTCGCCTTTAGTGCCATGAATTAAATGCACTTCGGCTGGTATTCTTGCGCTCATTAAAGACACCCCCCTTTCAAAACCCCTTTTGTGAAAGATTGGG